CAGAACTTCCTGAAGATATTTTCCGAGGGTGGATTGTCAGGCGTCTTCGAGGCTCTCAAGAAGGGCTCTCTATTGCCAGCGATCGCGCTCCCGATGCTCGCACCCATTTTGATGGAACTGGATGGCAGCGAAGCTATTCCAGCCGCCGCGTAAAGGTTAGATATTAGTTTGTCAGCCGCAGTAGAACCGATCGAGATCCCGTACCTGCCTCGCGAACAGCAGCAGGAGGTGCACGACCTCGTCTCTACTCATCGGTTCGGTGTCGTTGTCGCGCACCGTCGCTGGGGCAAGAGCGTCTGCTTCGCGAACGAGCTGATCAAGCGAGCACTCACGACCGACCGAGACGACTACCGCGCTGCCTACCTGTCACCGACATACAGTATGTCGAAGCAAGTGATCTGGGACGAGCTGCGCCGCTACTGCGCGTCCCTGCCGATGGAACTGTACAAGTTCAACGACTCCGAGCTACGGCTCGACCTCGCGAACGGGAGCCGGATCAGGCTCTTCGGCGCAGACAATCCAGACCGTCTTCGAGGCCAGTACTTCGACACCGTCGTGGCCGACGAGATGGATATGGTCAAGCTCGCAACATTCACCGAGGTGATCAGGCCAGCGATCTCTGACCGCAAGGGCAGCTTCTATGCTATCGGCACGTTCCAGTCGACTAACGGGGCGCTGGGTCAGCTCTATGACATCGCCGAGCAGGATGGATGGTTCAGGCGTATCTACTCGGCTGATTCTTCTGGCGCACTCGACGCAGACGAGCTGGCTGACGCAGCGAAGGTGATGAGCCGCGAGGAGTACGCTCGTGAGTATGAGTGCGTGCGAATCAGTGCCGTCAAGAATTCAATCCTCGGTCGACTCGTCGACGAGGCAGACGAGGCCGACCGCATAACATCAGTCCCATACGACCCATCGATACCCGTCACCACGGCGTGGGATCTTGGCGTCGGAGACGCGACATCGATCTGGTTCATGCAGCAGGTCGGTCGCGGCGAAGTCAGGCTGATCGACTACTACGAGGCGAGCGGTGAAGGTCTTCCGCACTACGCCCAGGTGCTCAAGGACAAGGGCTACAGCTACGGCGAGCACCTCGCGCCGCACGACATTCGAGTTCGCGAGCTTGGCACTGGCAAGTCCCGTCTCGAAGTTGCAGCGGGGTTCGGAATAAATTTCCGAGTCCTCCCTCGCGTCTCCCAGAACACGAGGTCAGAGATCGATGAGCGAATAGAAGCAAGTCGCATGTTGCTCCCCCGCTGTTATTTCGATCAGAAGAAGACCGCTGTCGGTGTTGAGGCGCTTCGCTCATGGCATCGCGACACCACCGGGAACGGTGAGCTGAAGCATCAACCCGTACACGATTGGTCGAGTCACGCTGCGGACGCGTTCGGCTACCTCGCGATGGGAATACGCCAGACGGGCGAGGTCAGCAGGCCCAAGGCGAATTTGAAGAGGTACTGATGGAAGAGCGTGAGTCACTAACAGATCAGCAGATCCTGTCCGTTGTACGGAAAGAGGTCGATAGCGCCTTGGGCTGGGCTGGATCCAACCTAACAAAGGCGCGTCAGCAGAACCTGAACGAGTGGTTCGGCAACCGACGAGGCGACGAGATCGATGGTCGCTCGCAGGCCACGAGCCGGATCGTCTTCGAGCAGGTCGAGCAGATCCTGCCAGGGCTACTGGAAGTGTTCGTCTCATCCAACGAGGTCTGCACGTTCGTTGCCAACCGGCCCGACGACGAAGACAGTGCGAAGGCCGCAACACAGGCATGTAACCACGTCTTCCGAAAGAACGATGGGCTGAGCGTCCTGACGACGATGTTCAGAGATGCCCTGATCCAGCGTAACGGCATAGCAAAGGTCTACTGGGACGAAGGACAGGAGGGCTACTTCGAGACCTACGAGGGCAAGACCCTTGAAGAAGTCACGATGCTGTCCGAAGACAAGCACTTTGAGTTCAAGGAAAGCACGCCGGTCTTGATGGACGAGAGCGGTGATCTAGTCGAAATCGAAGAAGGCGCGGACCTCTCGCAGGTTGATCCTACCCAGGTCCGTTTCACGATAAAGGGACTACGACGCCCGGATGACGGTCGCGTGCGTATCGAGAATATCGCGCCTGAAGATTTCCTGATCAACCATGAGGCGAAGGGGCTCGACGATCCGAGCTGCCGCTTCGTTGCAAACAGGACACGCACCAGCGTCTCTGCACTCATCGCCTCAGGCATCGACGCGGAGATCGCGAAGGGTCTGCCTACTTCGGTAGGCGGCTCGATGAGTAACGCATCGGCGATCATTCGAAGCAGTCACGAGGACGGTTCAGCCACGACCCGAGCCGATCGCACCGACAGCCAACGCTCAGTGCTCGTCACTGAGTGCTACACGCTGATCGATAGCGACGGCGACGGCATCAGCGAATGGTGGCGTGTGCTAGTCGGAGGCGACTACGCGCAGACGTTGATCTCGTCTGACCCGGTCGACGGTCATCCCTACGCGAGCGTCACCCCGATCCCTGTCCCTCACCGCTTCTACGGCCTATCGATCGCCGACGCTGTGAGCGACATCGAGAACATCCAGACCACGCTGTGGCGGCAGTACCTCGACAGCCTCTACCTGACCACTGACCCGCGCATGGTCGTGCTCTCTCAGGGCGTCGGCGAGACCGCGATGCCGATGGTCAACCTCAACCAGCTCATCGATGTAGCTCCAGGCAGCTATGTCGAGGAATACGTTCCGGGTGCCCTTCGGACACTTGAGACGAGCACCAACGCAGCGGACATGATCCCAGCCCTCGGACTGCACCGTGAGATGCTTCAGAGCAGGACCGGCATAACACCGGAAGGGCAGGGTCTCGACGCCAGCTCCATGAACAAGACCGCATACGGCGTGATGGTTCAGCAGAGCGCAGCCGCGCAACGGTCGACACTGATCGCGAGAGTCTTCGCAGACACGGGTGTTAAGCGGATCTTCAAGCTCATCTACAAGGAATTGCTGCAGCATGGCAGCGAGATCCAGCTCTATGCGGGAGGCAAATGGACTCCGATCAATCCCTCAGACTGGGCGACCAACCTCGACGCACAGATTGCTGTCGGTCTCGGTCACGGCACGAGAATGGAGCGGGTCAACAACCTGCAGACCCTCGCAGCAGTTCAAGAGAAGCTGCTCACGAGTGGAATGCAGAACATGGTCACGCAGGAGAACCTGTTCGCGACTGCCACTGCGCTCGTCGAAGCACTCGGCTTTAAGGAGCCTGAGAAGTTTATCACCGACCCAGAGATGAACCCGCCGCAGCCAGCCGAGCCAGACTCGGCAGCGATGGCGATCCAAGCGCAGCAGCAGATCGAAGTGATGAAGCTGGAGATCGATCGGCAGAAGCTGGAAGTCGAACGGTTCCGCGCGATGGGCGACCTGAAGGTTAAAGAACTGAAGCACGAGGTCGACGTTCACAAGGTGAACCTCGAAGGCGCTCAGGCAAAGATGGACGACCCGTGGTCAATCATCGAGTCGATGGAAGAAGACAATCCTATCCAGACGATCGCTGCGATCGATCAGGCACTCAAGTCTGTGATCGCTGAAGCCGGGGGCGAGACCATCCAGTGACGAAAAAGAGCAGAGCAGACTTGCAGGGCGACATGAACCGAGCAGGCGAGGCGAAGGGTCTCCTGGCCTCGGAGGTCTTCGAGTCCGCGCTTGGCTTCGTTGAGGCCAACGCGATCTCGTTATGTCGAACCGCGAAGAGCGCAGAGGAGGCGTTCACTGGAACGCTTCGCTCTCAGGCGGCGCAGTCGCTCCGAACAATTCTCCATGCCTTCATTGCGAACGGCGAGGCCGCAGCCCGAGAGGTTGCGAAGCACGCCCAGGCAGCGCGAGAAGGTATCGAGGCCGATACGGCCCACACGAATTACCTCAGTGCAGCACACCGAGCACGGTCAACCGTTGACCACTCGACTGCACCACGAAGTGAGAGTGAATAACAATGTCTGAGCAGCACCTAACAGATGAACAGCCTCAGCACCACGATTCTGGTATGGACGCCCTGATCAAGCACCTCGAAACGCCCGGAGGCCAGCAGGCTGCGCCGCCCGAAGAGCCCGAAGCCGAGACAGACCCGCTCGCCCTCGAAGCCGTCGTGCCGGAGGCCGAAGTCAAGGAGTGGCAGGAGAAGGCCGCTCAGGAAGCAGGTGATCAGTTCGATGAAGATCCGCTCGTCCCGGTCGTCGTCGCAGGTGCCGAGCACGAGGTTCCGCTCTCCGAGCTGATCAGAGGCTATAGCCGGGAGGCCGACTACACGCGCAAGACTCAGTCGCTTGCCGAGGAGCGAAAGGCTGTCGAGGCTGAACGATCGCAGTTGATGCTCGCTGGACGTGAGGCTGTCGAACGATCTTCGCAGCTCGCGCAGCAATTGCAGCAGGAGATACAGTCGAACCAGCCCGATGCTAATGAACTAGCGAGGCTGCGAGTCGAGAACCCAGGCGAGTACGCGGCGCGTATTGCCGACATGCAGCGTCGACAGACCATGCTCCAGCATGCACAGGCGCAGACGAATCAATATCAGCAACAGCAGGCAGCTCAGCGCGTTGGCTTTGAGCGGTCCCAGTTGTCTGAGAAGGAACCCGACTTCGCGTCGGACTTCGTTGGAACCTATGCGGCGTTAGGCCGATGGGTAACAGATCCAGACGGAGGCGGTATCTCCGTAGAAGATTGGAACAGCGAGTACGACCATACCCGAATCCTCATTGCCTACAGAGCATTCAAGGCCAGTGAGCACGCTTCGGTTACAAAGGATCGCAACTCGACTGTCCGAGCAAAGGTGGCAAACCTGCCACGCGTCCGCTCCGGCGCTCCGACCGAGCCCGGACACAGCGAGCGTGAAGGTTATGCGACCGCACTCAACCAAATGAAGGCGACTAACAGTGTGCGGGACATTGCGAATGCATTGTCTGCGCGAGACGCCTTGAAAAACACAAGGACATCAAAATAGATGGCTATTACACATACCTACGGCAGCGAACTTGCTTCGCAGCGTGAAGACCTTTCGGACTTCATTTACAACATCAGTCCCACCGAGACTCCGCTGCTCCAGGCTGCGGAATGGACGACGGCTACAGCGGTTGTTCACTCGTGGACCGAGGACACGTTGTCCGATGTCGGCGACAACGCTGCCGCTCAAGGGGCCGCGAAGTCCGTCTCCGCTATTACTCAGGGAACGCAACTGAGCAACAGCACTCAAATCTCCAAAAAAGAATACGGCGTCTCTGGCACGGCTGAAGTCGTGAGCAAGGCCGGTCGTGATTCGGAGATCCAGTACGGTAAGGCGAAGGCCATGCGCGAGATCAAGCGTGACATGGACTACGTCATTGCCGGTGGGCCTCAGACGGGTAGCGACAGCTTCACAAAGGTTTCCGCTGCCTCCGGTACGGCACCACGACTAGCACCGCTGACCTCTTGGGTCCGTAACGCAAGCCGTGACGCCACGACCGGTGCAGATCCGGCCACCTTTG